GTAAAGCTATTCTTTTTATAAAACTACCTAAACCCATTATCTGTCCTCCAGATTAACTATTAGAACTAATCCATTTAAATTAAAATTATAAGGTTGTGAACCAGTTATTGTTACTTCACCAGATCTACTAAAAGCTGTATTAGGTACTATTTGTAAAATACCTGTAAATGGATCAGGAGCACTATCCATAGTATCTGAAGAGTCTCTAAATAATATAGGATCACCGTCTACTGTACTGCCTAAAGAATCACGTAATAACAACATAGCTTGAGTTATACGTCTTTTTGTACCTAAAGTAGAGCCTTTTCTAAGAGGTACATCCATTGGCAATGTAGATATAGTATGTGAGAAAGCTATACCACCTTCAACAGCAGTACCAGCCGCAGTTAAAGTAATATCACCTATGGCTACACGTTGAGCAGATACAACAGCACCATCTACTTTTAATGTGGCTGTATGGTTTAATAAATGCCATAGATTGCCTGGTGTTGTAGTAGACGATCCACTATACAACATTGCACAATCTGTATTAGTAGAATCATCTTCATACTCAATATATCTTTTAGTTGTTGTACCACCAGTAAAGTTTGTTACTGCTACTCTTGTAGGATCAGAGGAGGTAACAGTTGTATTAGATCCTCCAGCAACATCTCTAATCACTGTAATAACATTGGCAGCAGGATTGGCTGCACTAAAACCATCTACAGCATTAATACCAAATGCTGCTCCAGTACCTATAGCAATATTATCTGCAACACCATTATTACTTCCATCACCAAGAGACCAGAACAATGCTCCTGATGGTGGATCATCTGCTGTTGCTGTCATTGTTGTTGATACACCATCTTGTGTTGTAAAAGTTATAGTAGTTCCAGCAGCAATATTACTTGCATCTGTTACTGTAATAGTACAACTAGCACGAGTATCTAATTCTCTTTTTACTGCTGTCCATACTCTATCTGTTTGTTCAATAGTTGTTGCAGAAGCATCTACAGAAGCAACAGCTACAGATTCGTAACTTCCTGCTGTAGTCCAAGTAGTCCATGCTTGTACACCAGCTTTTTTATCATAAGTACAACAAGCTATATCACCATCATTACGTAATGCTAAAATATTACGATATGGATAATGTGAATAAGCAAGTTGTTTATATCCGCCACCAGAAATATGATCTGCTGTATAACTTAAATTATCATTTTCAAAAGTTGGTATTTGTTGTCCTAAACTTTTTACTGTTAGCCCTTGAATTAACGATTTGGTTTGATGTACATAGACTATTGCCTCTGGAGTTTCTATTGGCTCTACATTGGCAGATCCTTCATAACCAATACACCGAATAGCAGAATTAGCAGGAGTAACTTTACCTGTTCTTCTCCATTCACTTGCACTTGTTCCAGATATAACATCTGATTCAATACCAGAAACCCATCTAACAGGGTTTGCTCTTCTGGATGCAATGTCGTATGATGTAGCATCATCATCATCAGTACCAGGTGTAAAATCTTCTAAGAAACCTGCTTTGGAGTAAAAATATGTTTGTGATTTGGAAGTTGTACCAGCGAGGATTAATCTTTGTTCAGCAATAAAAGCAGCAGAGGGGTATCCTGTAGTTGTACTAAAAGCACCAAGCCTGAAAGCAGAAAAGGCACCAGTACCAGAAAATGTTCCTGTAGAGGTTTGAATAGCTCCAGTAACAACAGTGGTAGATGTAAATGCCGTGATCTTAATATATCTAAGGTTGCTTCCATCGGTAATTTGGATTAGTCGATCATACGTTCCTGTTCCATTTGTACCTGTTGTATCTGTTGCTAAAAACGTAGCAGTAGATGCAGTTACAGAAACACTTCCACTTGTGCCTCCTAAAGTTATTGTAGCACCAGTAGTATCATCTGGTAAGTAAGGTCCGTCTATAAAATCTACACTTGCTAATGTCCAACTTGTATCACTTGCTCTTGTTAGTTTTTTTGTTGGATGACTAGGATGCACTAAATACATTGTACCTTGATCTTGTACAGTTTGTATTTCAAATAATTGTGCTTCTGTATATGTACTAGTAATTTCTAATATTTTTTGTGCTTTGCCTGTTGAACCAGAATGTTCACCATATCCTTCTGATGTACTAGTATTAACACCAGACAATTGAAAGGTATGAGTTGTTTTATTAGCAACAGTAAATCTTCTATTATTTACCTGAGTCATACCTCCTACACTATGAATAAAAACATGATCTCCATTTGAATATCCATGTGAACTAGCAGTAACTACACCTGGGTCTGCATTAGTAATACCTGATATAGATTTTTCTGCTTCCTTAAGCTGATCTGTATCTTTAAAGAATCTCATTTTTAAATTAGATAATTCTATTATGTATGCTTGTGAATCAGACTCTTCAAAAGTTATAAGCCTAGATACTTTAGTATGATCTGCGGCTTCTGCACAAAATACAGTACCAGATCTTCTATCTGCACCACCTTGAGGTCTTACTCTTATGTTAGTTAATGTTTTTGCGGCATTGTTGTATAACTTAAGATCTGATCTGCCATACATACTAGGAGAAAATTCTCCCCCTACAAAAGAATTAACAATTTCATTACTTGTACTCATAGTCTCTCATCTGCAAATGCGTCAGCTTCTACTGATTCAACTTCTCCTTCTTGACCACTAGCTGCTCTTGCATCTCTTATATGTTGGTTAAAATCTATACGTAACATATTACGTAAAGACTCATCACTTGTTAATCTCATACAAATCTGTACTGCTATACGTGTAGATAAAGCTACACTAAACAATGGATCAAATTGCATTGGATCAGTTACAATAGATATATATCTAATATTAGCTGAAGAAAAATTACCTAATAGTTTTCTACCTTCTACTGTCCATTCATATTGTTTGTATGAATCTACATCTAATACACGTAAACAATACGGATCAGATGGTAATGTAAATTGATATGACCACCCCCAAACTGGAGTAGTTGTTAAAGATGCAAGGTTGGCTCTAGCCCGAGCAAATCTCCAAGGATGGGAACGAAGCAAACCATTCCTTAGATGCTCATATACAGAATTACAAGCCCTTGCTGCCTCTGTATTGTCAGTCAACGCACCAATACGTTCATCACCTAACAAGGCTAGAGCCATATTACAAACACTTGTTTCTGATACTGTTGTCATTTAACAATCCCACTTTCTCAATGCTTTGTTAATTCTTGAATTTGGATCTCTTGCTGTTTTAGCTGAAGTTAATTTCTTTTTCATACCCGTCATTCTAGCACAGAAACTTTTACGTCTCTTTGCTGCTTTTGGACTTTTCTTTGCTTGTTTTCTTGATACTGGAGGTTTTAGTGTACCGCCTGTTTGTGCTTTGTAAGAACTACGACCTTTACGATTCAAACCACCTTCAGGGTTCTTACCAGATTTTCTTTGCCATGCTGCAGTTTTAGCCATGCGAATCTCCTAAAATATGAGGGAGCCATTGAGACTCCCTCACAGTTTATTTACTAATCAACAACATAAGCGAAATAACCACCAATGGTAGCAGCCGCTGGAAGTGTTCCGTCATTGACTTGTGCAGTAAGCACTACGCCTTCTCTTGATTCAAAAAGAACGGTTTCGTGTGTTCCTACTGTTCCTGCTGGATTAAAAGCTACAGCAGATGATACATCTACACCATCGTCTAATCCGTTAGGATCAGCAGCAACAGCAACACCTGCATCATTTGTGTATGCTATCCACCCAAGATCCATTGTTCTACTAGAGCCTAGTGCTGAACTATGCACTCTACTCAATGGTAGAAGTAAACGAACTTTTCCTGCTGGTATCTTAATAAGATATGCAAGAGAGCCAGCATCACCAGCATCAGATCCTTGAGTAAAAGTAAAGAATCCAAGCCTGATACGGCCCATCCATTCATGGGTCTCAGGAACCTTAGCAGGAATAGTAACGTACCCTTCAGTGTACTGTGAAGAATATTCTGTAGTAACAGCCATTTTCTATACTCCTTCTAAGTTGGGTCGCAAGCTATTTCAACAACTTTTTCATCTTCTACTCTTGTAGCACCTACAGAGAGTTCAGTATAAACTTGTGTTGAATAGTTCTTGTCAGGGCGTTCGGAAATTTTAACATTGATGTCTTGACCAACTGCTAGACCAACAGCATTTCTGCTGAAGCAATAGACTAACTGATCACTAGAAGCATCAGTGCTTAAACTTTCATATCGAACAAATTGAAAACCCATGAATTGGTTAATACGACCTTGTACTAAACCATATACATCATTGTAATCTCTACTTGAAACAGTAGTTTCAGACAATAATTTCATAAGTTGTTTACCATTAGTAACACAATATAGAGGCTCGTCATCATCAACTGCATCAGCAGTTAATAGGATGTCTTTAGCAGCTAAAAGTTTACCAACAGAAAGACCTACATCTCCAGAACCAGAATCAAAAGTATGGTTATTAACCGCTACTTTTTGACCTGATGCTAAAGCTACAGCACTTGCAGCGTCATCCTCATCCATAGAATAAGCACTTCCGCCGAAAGCTCCATATATTGCAGAGTCAATTTGTCTACCTGCTGCATATACAGCATTAGTTACATACGTACCTTCTGGGTCCGCAAGTAATTTTGCTCTATCAGCAGTATCTATAAGATCAGCCCACACATAATCTTCTAGCGTTACACGCCTTCTACTATGTGGAGTCGAAATTAAAGGTGTATCCGCATGACGTGAGGTTCTTCTTTGCATGGCTGTTGAGCCGATACGATCGAAATAACCTGCTTTGCCACGAAGAAAATCTGGGTCATCACGTATTACACCACGCATACGTGAGCCTTTCTGTTGTGAAAGTAGTAAAAAGTTATCTTTAAACTGTTCCACAAAAGAAGTCGGTATTTGTGTACTCATAACATTCTCCAAGTTAACAGACAATTAAAATTATGTCGGCTAAGTAATCCAAGAGGAGTCTTGGGCCTATCCTGTAAGCTAACGTGCTCGTAAAACGCTTCCGAAGAAGAGGGTAGGGCTTCCGAAAAAGTAATCCTTACTACTTTAATACTTGTTTTGACAAAACTTTTCTAGTGTTTTTTTTAACAATCGGTTCATTTATTAACCAATTGTAGTAACGATCAGCTAAATCATCAAATTTTAACATAGTTGACTCTGATGCTCCGTGTACTGCTAATCGTAATGCTTCAACTCTTAAAAAGTCATTTCTTGATTTATCATCAGACATTATCATAAGCCTTTTGATACAATTCATTCATATCGTGTGCGGCTTGTTTATGATTAGGATGTTGTTTATTCCAATACGGATGCTCTCTATCAGCCTGGATAGATTTAATTTTTTCTTTAGCATCTTCTTTAGTAGGTGCTGATGTATTCACTGTACCCTCTCTAGCTGTTGGTGTTTCTGATATACTTGATCCTATATTTGATAAACTTTTCATTAAACTAGGATTTTGTGCAGATGCTTGTTTAATCATCTTTGCGTCAGACTCAGTAAAGAATTGAGATAAAGCAGCATCTACTTGACCTAAATTTTTGTCATAGTTTACTCCCCAATCTTTACGTAATTCTTTTGATGCTCCGTCAGCGGCTTCAGCCATTCCTCTTGCCGCTTCTTGAAGTTGTTCAGTAAACCCTGCTTGTATATGATCCATCATACCTTTAGCTTGTGGTGCAGTTAATCCTAACTTATGAGCTATTTCTTTAAAACTTTTTACATTTTCTTTATTAACAGCAGTAACACCATCTATACCTTCTACTGCTTTTGGTTCAAATTCGTAACCATCAGTTGTTTCAGGTCTGCCTATTCTGTTATAGAATTTACTTCTAGTATCTTCGTCTGCATCTTCTGTTGGTATTGAGATCATAGATCCAATTTTTTCTTTTGTTGCTACATAAGATTTTGCTAAGTCTCCTGCTGTTTTAAAATCTTTCAAAGCTCCACTATCTTTTAAATCGTCAGGTAATAGATCTTGTAGAGTTTGTACTTCTGGTTCGTTATTTGTTTCATCAGTCATTTGTTAGTTTCTCCGCTTCAGTTTCTATTTCATTTGGGTTTAATTTAGATAAGTGCATCATACGTAAATAAACGCTTCTTTGTCCTTCATTATATGCAGTTTTCATATGATTAAGTGGATCGAAAGAAGGTCGTTTACCATACATACGATACAAATCTTTTAGCATTTCTTTTCCATCTGGAGTTGTCAGAAGTTTACTGTACAACTCCGCTATTCGTTTTAATGCAATCACTTTGTAATATACCTCTATTCTCTAGTTAGTTTATCTGCTCTAGCCAAACTTTCTATAATTTGAGCCTGGTCTATACCTTGTGTTTGAGCTTGAGCTTGTCCTTCTGCTTGAGCTCTAGCTGCTTTCATTTCTTCCATTTCATCAGGGGATCTTAATATTTGCTCTGGAACATCTTGACTACTAGCCATAAATCTTGCGGCTTCCTCATGATTAATAATATCATAAACAGTAGGATCTATTTGAGCAGCTTGAGCTAAACTCTCATATAATCTTTGTACTGAGAATACTTCTGACATTCTTTCAGATCTAGCAAGAGGACCGCTATATCTAACATTAATAGATGCTTTGTTACCAAATGCTTCTATTAGTTGAGGAGGAGGTTCAGGTAAAGCACCGCCTCTATCCATTATACCAAATACTCGGTCAATCAATGGATTAAGAAACTCTGTTTCTATTCTTCCTAAAGTTGGACCTAATACACGTTGCATTAACTCAACTCTAGTTCTAATCTCTTCTGCTGTCATCCTATCGGACTTAGGCAGTTCTAATTGATCGGCAAAGAATGTTTGGCGTATTCCGTTTCGTAATTCATCAAACTTAATACGACCAATATCGGCCCTGCCTCGGAACTCATAAAACCATAAAGCATCTCTGTCTCGAATAATGGTTCCTTTTCCTGGCCTCAAATCAACTTTGCCAATCACCCCATCATCTAACACAAAGAAAGGTGGGTCAATAAATTTCGCCCATGCATTTAGTTCTAATTCTGTTGACTTATTTAAAACCTTAATATCTGGGAGTGCTGTATTACCTGGACCTCTACCATAGATCTCTCCACTATTACGGCTCCAACGTGTAACCATACTTGGCATTTCATTATAACCGCTTTCTTCTATAATCTCTGAGCTAGTTATATCAATCCAGCATGATCCGTAATCCATATTTTTTGTATCTATTTTTGAGGGATCTTTGTCATGCCTTGGTAAAATCCAATGTAAGAAAGGAAATTTTTCATGTGGATTATTAGAATAGGCTCTTTCCATTTTCTCAGGCATAACCCAATCAGGAAATCTTTTACGTATCTGTCTAGTAGTCCAGCTATATATATAACAACAAGCATTAGCTCTACCCCAGTCATCTTCTTCAAAGACATAACCTTCAATTGGATGAGTAACGAATTGCAATCCATTATATTTTTCTTTACCAACTTTAGGCTCGCACATAATAGAAGCCGTACCAAAACCAGTTAGATCAATATAAAACTCGTGAACAGAAGAATGAAAATTAGCTTCATTCATAGCGTTCCACATTCTACGTGAGCTTTCTTGTAGCCACATTCTTATATCAGGATCTTTGTTCAATTCTTCATTGTTAGCTATTTGTAAATCAAACCATCTAAACGATCTACTAGTAAGTGTTCCTTGCAAATTTGCTGCTAACACTTCGTGAGCATGCATAGGTACAGAAGCAAATCTTTTTGTATGAGCTTTAGTCCCAGGTGTACGAATAGTATTAATTGTAGCTTTACGTGGGATTAGATGATCTGCAATTTCTTGGAAATGGTCATCCCATACTCTACGTGCATTTCTTAATGCATCAAATCTTTCTATAAGTTCTCTTGCTGTATATTCAGTCATCACTAATCCTTATTAATCTAAAACGTCATAATCACCAATAGTCATTAATACTTCTGGTCTACTGTGAGAGTCGCCTGGTAATCTAGCGTTTTTTAAACACATAATACAATATCTTGTTGCATCCATTAAATCATCTTTTTCTTTTACAATTTTACCATCTCTGCGATGATACATTCTAAATTCTTCCCACCAATCCGCTAGATGCTCTGCTACTTTAAACCTACCTGTTTCCATACGATCAAGTAATTCAGTAATACCAGCTTCAACAGAGAAACCTCCTTTTTCCCATTTAGCATGATCTCGTAACATCTTAACACCATCTTTACGCCATAACTCGGCAATAGGCAATCCTGATTGTCTATCGTGTTTATGTCCATCGTGAGGCCAGGCTATCGGAATCCATTCACCACGACCCTTAACTGCTTTCGTATGAACAGCAAGTTTCTCCCTACTCCTACGATAAACATCATATAAATAAAGTGTATCAGAGTCCCTATCCCACCTAACAAAGACAGCAGCAGTAGGATGATCCCAATCACCAAAATCAACAGCGCCAATACAAGGCCAATAAGAAGGGAAGCCTTCTGTAAAATCTGAGACTTTAAATGTAATCTGTTCTTCATTGACTGGGTACACTCTTCCGCTTCCTAGCATTGGAACACCAGCAGTTCTAGCATCTCTTTCATGTGCTGGATATTGAGCTAGTATTTGTTCTTTTTGTTTTTTAGAATAATGCTCTGCATCATGTAAAGTCATTTGTACATAATGCCTAGTTTTTTTTCCTTGTTCTGTAGGCTGTAAGAATCTCCTTACAACTTCAGACATTCCTAGTAGCGGTGTAAACGTAATTAAGACTGGACCTTGGCTAACATTCAAACGAGTTAACCCTTCTGTATATATATCTATAGGTGGCTCTTCATCATACCACTCACCATCTAATGTTTCCCCTTGCCATTTCTCTCTACCTTTTTCGTAGGACTTAAGCCAGCAATACGATAGGCCACCCGACTCATGCCTAACAGTAAAGTTGTCAACCAAGTCTGGAGTTCCCCTTGCGAGTTGGACAGCCTCAATGCTATCAAGAGGAACCATACCAGTACCATAGTTTCTCTTTTGACCAAGTAATACACGTTGTGGATTGTCTCTTGTACTTTCACCTGTAACTCCAGCTACCCACCATTTAGTAGCTTTGTTAAATCTATAACCTTGCCACCACTCAGGGTATCTTCCAGTCATATGCATTGCTACCTCAGCACCAGCGCACCAAGTCTTTCCAACCTGGTTAGCGGCAATTAGCATACGTTCTCTAAATTGCGATCCGCTATTATGGAAGTCCGTTTGTTTTTTGTAGGGTTTATATAATTCTAATTTGTTATATAGTTGGTATTGCTCAAGCTCTTCTGTTATCTGAGCTAACTCAGCGATTTGCTCGTCTTGTTCTTCTGTTGCACTCATTTATGTTTATCATTTACAGTAAACACAAACGTACCATTCATGTAATCTTTTATATTAGTATAATCAGATCTTAAATTAGATTTTGCTGACGCACTAAAATAAAAATCTACAGAATTAACTTGATTTTCGTATTCATAATCAAACATTACTTTTTTTATGTCTTTTTTTGCTTCTTCCCAAATATTAGTTATTTTTTTATATAACTGTATTTGTTTTTGTGTTTTTGATAACATCTTTTTACACCTCATTACCCCATACATCCCAACCATCCGTTTTTTGTCGAGCAAATAATTCAATCCGAGGAATATCACCGCATAACTCTACAATTCTATCTCTTACACAATCTGGTTTTCTACTATGTTCTCTTATTTTATCTATAACAACTTGATGAACTTTTTTAGAAACTCTTTTTGGTTTGCCTTTTGTTGCTAACAAACAAATCTCATTATTTGCCCTAGTCCAATGACCTAACCCCCAAAACAAACTATCCGCTTTTTTATTTCTTTTTACCCAGCTAAACGCACAGGTTTTATAAGTAAATCCCCATTCTTTTATTGTGCGGATCCCTTCTTGTAGCAAAGGGTATGTTACCCACAAAAATAAAACACAATTATCATCGGTTAATGTACCAACATCGAGCTTGTAAATA